CATAATTTCCCGAAGTCTGAGCAACAACCTTGTCCGCTGGATAGGTAATAAAAATGGTAGCACTTCCAGCCAACGTTATTTTATTACCGCTGTTGGAACTAGCAAAGACTTGATCTCTGGATAGAGTATTTCCAGAGCTAGTATAGCTTCCTATACCAACTTCAAATTCATTGCCTTCAGTAATGGTATAATATGTAGAATTACCATCACCAATACCACCAATAGCTACAAACCCAGCAACCGCACCCCCTAATGTGATAGTACCTGTTCCGGTAGTTGACGTTGTCTCTTTGGCACGATCTAAAAATCTAATTATAGGGTGCGACATATTTCCTCTTCCATTTTAAAAGACCACGGGAAACTATAAACTCAACTTAAGCCGGATTGGCGGGGTCTACCACAGATGGAGGAGCAGGCACATTATGCGCCGCATCTTCTTTAGCTTTTCTAATCTCATAAGCTTCAGTATTATTAATTAAATAATCTCTCGTCATTCTATTAGCATACTGATGCGTTGTTTCTGGATTAGGAATCACTGGAGGAATATTAGGATCTGGAGGATCTAATTCTGGATCATAATCTGGATTAGGAACCTCTGCTCTATACTTATAGTTTATACACATAGCTGTGATTACTCGCTCAATATCTTGATCGGCAATCTCTATACAAAAAGTGGCCATTTAAATCTCCTTTGCAATAAAAAATCCGGTGGCAGCACACTGCCACCACCGGATGTCAAATTCTCAGCCGAAGGCTAAAAGACGCTTAAAACGCCCCCAGTAACACGCGACGTGTATCGAGAGCGGCAAAGCCGTGCTCAGCCCATCCATAGAGACCAGCACGTCGTTGACGATGTAAAGTATCATCTTCAAAAACTTCCACTGGGGCACGAACCGGCATCACAAAGCTATCGCGGTTGCGCAGGTCAAGACCAACCACTAGCTCAGCTTTGCTTCCGGGGAATGATCCCGACAGGTCGTTAGTGTAGAAGTTCTGATACTCTTGACTTTCACCAAGCTCATCCAACGTGTGAAGATTCACATTAAAGATGCGAGTCAAAAGACCACCGTCAGACACGATTAACTCACGACGAGTGACCGGATCAACTTCGTCAACACCCCAGTTACGGATGTCTTCGATTCCCTCGGGACTGAGGTAAAGATCAGTCAGCTCTCCACGATTAATTGAAGTAGAGTTGCCGCCTCCGTTCCGTCTCATGATAACTTTCATGAGAGAAACAAGTCTCTTGCTAAACTGGCCAGCGGAGGCATCTCCATCATAAATCATAACGTTGCGATCAGCACCAGCAGAGATCAAGGTGTGCCAGCCGTCGTCATTCATCTTTTTGACAAACGAACCTTGAAGCACATCCATTGCACGACCAACAACGTCCCATCTCGCGTCACGAGCATACTTGAGCAACCAATCAATAGACGCACCCACATCATAAGTGGGGACCATGACGTAGTCACCTTCAACATGCCGTTCCGGGATGCGACCGTGATTAGGAATCGTGTAGGCCACAAATTCCTTCTCAGTGCCCGGAGCTAAGAAATCCAACGGGAACTCAGAGGTGGCACCGGGAGCCAAACGAATTGGCTCAAAAATACCATCAAGAATATCGCCGCTCATCACGCCCTTACGAAGAGGGATCTCAAGAGCCTTAGCAAGTTCGCGAGTGGCCCCAAGAGATTCCTCTCGGTTCATTGATCCCGCTCTCGTGAGCAGGTCATTCATTTCTGAAGTAGGTTCAAAATATTTCTTAGACATTATATATCTCCAATTATTGTTTTAAATTAAACGATGTTAATATCGACTTTGCAATAGCCATCAGCGTCTTTTGTAGACAGGAAACGACCCACTACAGTACCGGCGGAAAATTGACTAGAGGTAACTAGGTTGCCATCAGTACCCATATAAGCCTGTTCGCCAAACACGGGCGTTCCAGAAATCATATTGGTCACCACCCAGCCACGACGAAGCAAGAGAACCTTATTCCCCTTTTGAACTTCATCTTTAGCAAAGTTGATGTGTTGCTTAGTTAAGTCTAGATTAACCACATCGTTTAAAAGCAATCCAGCAGGATGCTTCGCCACAGCTTCGCTAGCATTAGCTGGCTTTGCAACGACTGCAGTTGAATCGTCCATAGCAGCACCCGAGCCTTGGCTGGTATAGCATACCACAATACCACGCTCAGTTACTTCATTCATAAAAAAGCTAAGATCAGTTAAGTGTTCATCTCTATCTGGTCTCAATGCCATGATTTACTCTCCCGATGTTGAGTTGTTGTTTAAAATAACGGTTTCTACCCAATTAGCCAAGCTGCTCCGAGTAGTTTCCAGTTCTTCGTCTTCACCAACGCTAGCGTCAGCTTCAACAGAAAGAGGAAAAGACTCTTCAGCTTGCACAGTCTCTAATACTTCTTCATCTGCTTTCTCTTCTAAGGCTTCTTGAGCCTCGGAAGTATCAGCCTCTTCAGCAACTTCTTCTTCTGCGCTTTGAGACGTATCGGGCTCAACCACGGCATCCGAAGTTTTCGTATAAGCCGAAAGAGTGACAGCTAGCGCTTCAAATTGATCATCGCTTAAATCTGCGAAAGTCTCTAGCTTAGCATCAGCCTCTTCTTCTGAAAGGCCAGCTTCAATAAGAGAAGCTTTCCGAGCGCGAGTCTTTTCAATAGCTCTCATTTCGGCAACTTCAGCATCCAACTTAGCATGAGCTTCATTAGATGTTTCAAGAGCAGATGTAAGCTCTTCTGCAGCAGACTGAGCTGTCTCTAACTCTTTAGTCAAAGCTTCAATTTGCTCTTCGCTGGCTTTTGCTTGCTCAGTCAGTTCGTCGATAGTTTTTTCATACTTCTCAACGCTGGCTTCAGAAAGCTTATCAACCAAATCTTTATTTTCTGCTTGCGCAGATTCAAGAGCAGTCTTTAACTCTGCAATCTGTTCATTTAAGATTTCATTTGACATATCGCAACTCTCCTGTGTGTCAGAACAATTAAGGTTATCTATTTTCATTATTACACCATTTTCATTTAAAAACATGTTTTTAGATGAAATCGACGCTTTATTAAATTCAAATACTCGATTTTGATCAAATATGATACTTTCGGGATTAGCTGGACGATCAACAAATCCCTTTCCGCTAAAAGTAATACTTCGTAACAAACGCCCAACTTGGTGATCTTGATATTTACCAGTTCCACCGTAAGAGCGCAAATGCTGTGTTAAAAAGGCTGTCTCATCATTTCGAGCCAGTATGTGGTTTTTGCCATTTGGAGCCACTACAGCGTAGTCAAACCCTCTGAAAATACACTCCATAGAAACATGTTTCTGGCCGCCCTCGATTTGACTAATAAGGTCCAATGCACGTTTTTGATATGCTTCGTCTTGCCACTGTTTATAAATAACAGAGGACACTAATATATGATAGTGATCTGGGAGGTCTTTAGGATCTACATTTTCATCAATTAAATTAAAATTCTTATCCACAGCCCAATTATCAATCATTCCACCTACAATCTGCTTTTCATCATGCTCTAAGTTAGTAGGCTTATACTTAGGGGTGTCTTTAGAAGCCCAAACCTCTTCTTTGGAAAAAACATCATCGTTCTTGTTCCAAGAGGTCGTAACCAAAATAGAGTACACATGATAGATATCCGCATCTTCTTTAGCTGCCTTAGCAAAAGGTAGGGGCTTCCAATTCTTTTGAATTTCGGCAGGTTGATCACTAAGAAGAACTGGAGCCTGATAAGCTATAGAGGCATTAGCGGAAATTAACGATTCCAAACCAGCATCTTTTTCGGCTTGAAAAATTTCTATTTTATTATTCATATTTTTACCCTATTCACAGTGCTCGACGTAGAAAGTAGCACGTATATTTCTAATTTCATCAATACTAAGTTTTCTATTCATATCATGAGAAGCGTTAGTAATCCACTCCTCACACTTTTGAATTACACCATTTGGCAACTTTTTGGCCAATCCTACTCGAATGGCTTCTGCATCAACTGGCTCTAAGTAATTAAGACCACATAAAACAGAGAACTTAATTTGTTCGGACTCATTAAACTCTCCAGCTGTTAAGCTCCGCATGTTCTTTTTTTCAAATCTATTAAGAATTCCGGGATTTAAAATTTCAGATATTTTTACTTGAGCTTCCTTAGCCCATAATTCAATAGAAGCTTTATTCTTAGGTTTGAACTCTCTTGGCTTACGAGTCTCAACATCTTTAGAATTTGGAGGCCGTCCGGGAGATCCGGGAGGTGCAGATTCACTGTTTCGAGGTGGTGCCTTAGGTTGCTTCATATCTAATGCAGCCCTATCGCCTTTTTTCTTTTTCAGCTCTACCCCTACTTGACTTGGAGATGCTACTCCAGTTTGTAAAGCGATCTTTTCCAAACCATACTGTTTATCTACAGAATGATAGGGACTAATTTTCTCTAAATCTTTAGACACTCTAACTTTCTCCTCATCCACTACACGCCGTCTCTCGATATCGGGCTTGGCCTTAATATGTCGTTGTACAAACTCATCACTTACAATATTTCTATCGGCCATATTGACTAAGAGATTAGCTACTGACGTGGGATCATCCAAATACATAAAATCAAATTCAACTTGAGCTGGAAATCTAAAACCCATACTCTCTTGGACTATCTTTAACTGGACATTCCAAAATTCCAGCAAAGTATTACGAACATAACTTAGACGTTCGGTTAACGTTTTCAAAGAAATAAAATTGTTCGTTGTGCCCGTAGCCCCAAATGTCCCA